GCGGCCTCCTCGGCCCGGTCGTAGGTCATCCAGACCGGCCGGGCATCCGGCCCGGCTCCCCTCGGGATCACGCCCCACCGGCCGGTGAGGGCTGCGCCGTCGCCGTGGTCGGGCCGGTCGGGTGCCCAGGTGAAGCCCATCACCAGGGCGAGGGCGTGGTCGCTCCAGGTCGCGGCCTCATAGGTCCGGGGCGGCTGGGCGTCGTAGTCGTACAGATACCGCACGGGCGCGGTCCTGCGTGCTGGCATGGCTACACGCCCCCCTCGGTGCGGCGGAAGATCATCATGTCGCCGTGGGCTGTCGGGGTCATCTGGCAGAACCGCCAGCCCTCGGCCTCGATCTGCTCGATCTGGTCGGCCCACTCGGGCACCGGCCCGCCGATGTGGGTCTTGACCCGCACGGGCAGCACGACGTGGATCATGTGCCCCTCGGCGCGACGCTGGCGGGCCGCCTCTGCGGCCTTGCTTGCTGCTGGTGTGTTGAACATGGTGGTTCCAATCCCTCTCACAGGCTGGCCCCCCGCCCGGTCGGGCGGGGGGCATGGTGGCCGGTCTGCCTACTCGGCGGCCGGGGTGGTGCTGGTGGCCTCGGCCTCGGCGTCCTCGGCCGGGCACGGGCTCTGGTCGCCCTCGGCGGCGTCCTGGGCGGCCTCGGCCTCGGCCTTGACCTGGGCGGTCTCCGCCTCAGCCTGGGCCACGTCGGCCGGGTCGCTGGTGGCGGGGATCACGGTGTCGCCCTTGGGGGGCTTGACCACGCTCTTGGCCTTGGTCTCGGGGGCGTCGAACAGGTCGGCCAGCTTGACGCCCAGGGCCTTGGCGATCAGCTCGGCCCGCACGGTGTCGACCTTGGCCACGGTGTCCAGGCTCAGCCTGCGCATCTGGCTCGGGTTCAGGCCGTGCTCGCGGCTGATGGCCATGATCGACTTGCCGCTGGCCTTGATCGCCTTGGCGATGGCGCCCTTCTTGGGGGCCACGGTGGTGTCGCCGCCCTTGGCTGCCGTGATCACCACGGGGGCCAGCTTCTCGGCCGGGGTCTTGGGGTCGGCCTTGGCGGGCTCGGCCTGCCGGGGGGCGTCCTCGGGCACGATGGCCCAGAACTTGGTCGCAACCCCGAAGCTGTCGATCTGCTTGTTGCCTGCGGCCCACAGCACCACGGCGGTGCTGTCGGCGTCCACCTTGGCGACCTTGCGGCCCTTGGTGGCCGGGGTCTTGATCTCGGTCCCGAAGAACTCGAATCCCTTGGTCGGGCGGCCGTGCTGCTTCCAGGTCGCCCTCGTGGGCATGACCTTGGGGGCGTCGGTGGCCGGGGTGCTGCTGGTGGTGGTGGTGCTGGTCATGGTGGTTCCGTTCCGCCCCCCTGGTGGGGGGCTGCTGCTGGCCCCCCCTGGTGGGGGGCCGTACACCCATTACAACCCGTAACCGCGCTTCGGAATGCCCACTTGCCGTGTCGTCTACCTCACAGTCCGTAATGCGACTGGCCAGTCCTACCCTGGAGTCGCGGCCCGGCGTCGAGTGGTTGGGTGGTTCCGTCCCCGGCGCTGGGCCGCCCCGCAGGCCGGGCCAGTAGTCCAGGTGAGACGACCGCCCTACGATGTCGGCATGACCGGCACCGATCGCCGCCGGTTCCCCCTCTGCCGCCGGGTGTTCGACGGCCTGGAGTGCAGGCGGCGGGGCGAGCACACCTGCCGCCCCCGCGTCGACCACGCGCTCGCATTCTTCCGCGAGCTGCTGGTGCACACCAAAGGCGACTACGCCCGGCAGGCGTTCATCCCCGCCGCGTGGGAGGAGACCGAGCTGCTCGTGCCGCTGTTCGGCACCGTGCAGTGGGAGCCCACCTGGGAGCGCTATCTCAGGCGCTACCGCGAGCTGTACCTGTCGACCGGGCGCAAGAACGGCAAGACCGAGCTGATCGCCGGCCTGATGCTCTACATGCTGGTCGCGGACGGCGAGGAGGCCGCCGAGGTCTACGGCTTGGCCTTGGATAAGGACCAGGCCGGGCTCGCCTACTCGGCCGCGGCCCGCATGGTGAACCTGTCGCCCATCCTGGCCCAGCGGCTCGACGTGGCCCTCGGCAAGCGCCGGATCTGGGACGAGCAGACCGCGAGCTTCTTTGCCGTCACGGCCGGGGACGCCATGGGCGCGCTCGGCCCGAGCCCGCACGCCGCCTACATCGACGAATTGCTCGCCCAGCCCAACCGCGAGCTGTACGACGCCCTCCGCACCGGGTTCGGCACCCGGAGCCAGCCGCTGCTCGTGCTGGCCACCACCGCCGACAACGACCCCTCGGGGTTCGCCGCGGCCGAGCGGGCCTGGTCCGAGCGGGTGCTGGAAGACCCCGAGCTGGACCGCGCCCGGCTGGTCGTGCTGCACGCCGCGCCCCGCGAAGCCGACTGGACCAGCGAGGCGACGTGGAAGCTGGCGAACCCCGCGCTGGGCGACTACCTGGATCCCCGCATCCTGCGCAGCGAGTGCGCCAAGGCCGTCAAGAACCCGGTCGAGGAGCGGGCGTTCCGCCAGTACCGGCTGAACCAGCAGACCGCCCAGGCCGGCCGGGCGATCGACCTGATCACCTGGGACCGCGCCCCCGCCAGGCGGGAGCTGGACCGCCGCACCTGCTACGCCGGGCTGGACCTGGCCAGCACCATCGACCTGGCCAGCTACGCGCTCGACTTCCCCGATGGCGAAGGCGGGCACGACGTGCTGTGGCGGGTGTTCACCCCCGAGAGCGCGATCGGGCAGCTCGACCGGCGCACGGGCGGCCGGGCCACGGTCTGGGCCGAGGAGGGGCTGATCACCGCCACGGCGGGCGACGTGATCGACTACGAGGCCATCAAGGCCGCCCTGCGGGCCGACGCCGAGCGGTTCGACCTGCGCGAGATAGCGTTCGACCGATGGGGCGCGACCCAGCTCAGCTCTGAACTGCTGGACGAGGGCTTCCCGCTGATGCAGATGGGCCAAGGCTGGGCGTCGATGTCCGGGCCGACCAAGGAGCTGCTGCGGCTGGTCGTGGCCGGCCAGTACCGGCACGGCGGTAACCCGGTCGCGAGGTGGCAGGCCGGGAACCTGGTCACCCGCACCGACCCCTCGGGCAACGTCAAGCCCGACAAGCAGCGGTCGGCTGACAAGATCGACAGCATGGTCGCCGCGATCATGGCGCTCGACCGGGCCATCCGGCATCTGGCCCAGCCCGAGCCCGACTATCTCGCGGCCGGATGGTAGGGAGGCCACCCGTGGACATCGAGCAGATCAACCAGCTACGCCGGGCCGCTGCGCTCAAGCTGTCGACGCAGAGCGCCCGCGCCGGGGTGTTCCAGGCATACGTGGACAATGAGGCCGGGATCATCGCCCTGCTGGACACCGACGAGCGGCAGACCTTCCGCACGTTCCTGGCCGAGTCCGGGTGTAATTGGGCCGAGCTGATCGTCAACGCGGTGGCCGAGCGGCTCCAGGTCGTGGGGTTCCGGTTCGGCTCGGAGACCGACAGCGAGCTGGCGTGGAACCTCTGGCAGTCGAACTGCATGGACGCCGACAGCGAGCTGCTCCAGACCGACGCGCTGGTCACCGGCTCCAGCTTCCTGCTCGTGCAGCCCGACGAGACCAACCCCTCGGGCGTGTCGATGACGGTCGAGTCGCCCTATCAGGCCACCGTGCTCTACGACCCCGGCAGCCGCCGACGCCGGGTGGCCGGATACAAGCGCTACGGCGCAGCCGCCGACTACGCCCTGAACGACTGGGCGCTGGTCAACCAGGGACAGCTCACGGCGGGCTCGGTGGTCGAGGTGCTGGTGACCCCCGAGGAGATCGTCACGTGGTGGCCCGACAGCAGCGAGCCGCAGGTCGAGCCGAACCCCGTGGGCGTCGTCTCGATGGTCGAGGTCGTCCCGCAGCCCCGCACCCTCGGCCCGCCCCGGTCGGAGTTTGAGGCCGTCACCACGATCATCGACCGGATCAACACGTTCGTGTTCAACCTCATGGTGAGCGCCGACTACGGCGCGTTCCGGCAGGTCTGGGCATCGGGCGTGAAGATCGCCCGGCAGGTCGTCGCCAACCCGGACGGCACCGACACCACGGTGGCGCTGCGCCCGTTCGACATCGGGGCGAACCGGCTGCTGGCCAGCGAGAACCCCGACGCCAAGTTCGGCAGCTTCCCCGAGGCGATGCTGACCGGCTACCTGTCGGCCATCGAGCAGGACGTGGTCCACCTCGCGGCGATCACGCAGACGCCCGCCCACTACCTGATGGGCAAGATGATCAACCTCGCCGCCGACGCGATCAAGGCCGCTGAGACCGGGCTGGTCAGCAAGACACGCCGCCGCTCGGTCCACATCGGGGAAGCCTACGAGGAGGTCATGCGGCTCGCGCTCGGGATCGTCGGCAGCCCGGCCGCGGCCAACCAGGAGGCCGAGGTCATCTGGCAGGACATGGAGACCCGCTCCGAGGGGCAGCGCGTCGACGCCCTGGTCAAGATGGCCACCCTCGGCGTCCCGACCCCGGTGCTCTGGCAAAAGTGGGGCGCGTCCCCCTCGGAGATTGAGGCGTGGCAGGCTATGCGGGCAGCCGAGGGGCTCCCCGGCATCCCGGCCCCG